CATGCGCTGGCGTTCTGTCGAACGCATGGCTCGGCTGCTGATTGCCTTCGGCATTACCCGTTAAGGTGTCCCAGCAATTCACTTTCTTGTTCGACACACCTCGCGGTGTGAAGCGGCCAAACCGACCGCTCTCCACGATGCCAAAGCGGCACCGCACTCTGCCGTCGCTCCTCAGGTATTCCCTATTAGTGAACGACGACTTGTACTTTTGCACATGACCAAAGTTCACGTACGCGGTCAGCAGCGGATCATTCACCCCCGCATCCGCCAGCTTCCACGCGTCCTTCTTGGAGCATTTCAGCTCACCTGACTTGAGCGTCTTGTCGAACTCCAGTCCAGGGTACTTTTCCTGCAGTTCCCGCAGGTGGTCCTGCATGAATGCCTTGGGCTTGACAGGCTCCTCAGTACAGAACCATTGCGGATGGTCCTGCACCGCGTCGTCCACTGCCTGCCATATGCCAGCGATGTCCTTGCCGTCCATCTCGGCACGCATCCACGCGACCAGCAGCGTCGGCCAAACCTCCTTCTTGCCGATACCATTGCAGGCATCCAGGAAGTCGTGCTCATCCACCAGCTGGTCATATGCAGCCTGTTCCTTCTTGGACAAGTTCTTGTCCTGCAGCAGCAATGCTGCAAACACCCTCGCCAGAGTGCCTTTATCGGTACCGTGCTGCATGTACGCAGTGCCGTACAGCAGTATGCGCTTTACTGTGCTCTTGCCTGGCAGCGAGTCCTCGAACTGGTATTTCTCTTTGATGTGTGCAGCGAACCAGGCGTCCCTGAACATCGGCCAGCCGTCCTGCAGCTGCTTGATGTCTGTCGGCATGTCCTTCTTATATGGATCAGGATACCCGTACGTTATAAGTTCTGCACGGTACCGATCCATATGCTGCTGCAACAGCTTCTCGCAGTAATCAAACATGTACGGATCATACGGAAAGCCATTCTTGCTGATATGATACAGGACGATCTGACCACGTGTATGTGTGCACTCTGTCGCCTGAGGACCGATCGCCTCGCATCCGTAATAGGTGGACGCACAGTCGATTGCCAGGTAAATCCGCTGCTCATCTGTCACGTCCTTGTTCCTGCGGAACGTGACACGAGCTGCCTGGTCGCCTTCATCTTCATGTTTGTCCATCTCGTAATTGAGATGCCACTGACAGGCGTCCTTCAGACTGTGCGTTCTGATGTAACCTATCGTGGCGATCTCTTTCAGCGGCGCTCTGATGAGCAAGTCTACGAGACGGTCATTGCTGACTGCATCTCGAAGTTCATCGCTTTCAAGCTCGAAATAATCGAACCCTGCATTGGCGAAGTACAACTTGCAGTCACGCTTAAGCAGTTCCTGCATGAAGTGCTGAGCATCGATCCAGGATATCTGGTAGCAGGTCATGTCAGCAGGATTGAAAACGCCGAGTACAACCAATGGCGGTGTAAGCTCGGCGTCTGTAATAAGTTCGGTTTCTGTGTCTATACCTACAGCATGTCCAATAGCAGGGAACGGATCGCCCCGCGCCCACACAGACACTTTGATTGTGATCTCCGAAGCATTGAACATAACTTTTGTTTCCAGCATCCCACCTCCTTAGTTGTAGAACGTGAAGCCTTTAAGGTCTTCTACAGGCGCCCACATGATGTCAGGCAACTTACCGGTGCTGCCGAGTACGTGCTTGACCCGTACATAGGCGTCCAGACTGTACGTATTAGTGACGACAATGCCTCGCTTGTTGACGACGAAGATTGCCGTACCTATGCCGCCGTGCCTGCTGCTGAGCTGAATGAAGCGCTTGTACAATGGACTGTCGACAAAGTAGTAGCAGCTGTGCAGCAGTTCTGCTTCGGTTACTTTCTCGATGTTGATCTCATGCAGGTCCAGCCTGTCAAGCAGCTCTCTGCCTGATCGCTCCTGACACGCGGCTACAGCAGCCTTGAAGGTTTCTCTGTTGCTGACGAACATGTTTTTGTGTGCGTATACGAAGTCGTATGTGGCGGCATCGCGTGCCATTTCACGCAACGCTTTGGTACTTGCGTGCAGCGCAGCCATGAGTTGTGCGTTAGGCATCAGAGCACCTCCAGCGGCTTACGACACGTTGGACAATACAGCTTGCCGTCAACAAAGTACGGCAAGTCGTCGTTCTGCTCGAGGCTGAACTGGTCAGGATCAAGTGTCAGAGTGCCACTGGCTGACAGATCGAACTGTGTATCACATCCGTGACACATAAGACTTGCACTTCCCAAGCCGTACAGAACTTCAGCGTCCGGACTCTCGAATACTTTGGCGCTGCTGTAGCCAGAGCGCACATCGCAGCCATTGTGTGTGCTGATCACGAACAGGTCTGTAGATTCATCCCTGTTGTATGCATGTGTGAACAGAAACGTACCGTCCAGCATCGTCTCCGTGTTACATGTATTGTCGGATCCTGACTTGAGACCAAACGAGGTGAAGAAATCCTCGCCAAGACATGTTCCGTAGCGCTCGTCTTTGAGATCTGCATAAGCGTCCAGCATAACAGTGAGGTCATGTCTGTACTGACAAGTGTTCACAAGATGCCAGTACATACTCTTTGTTACTTCTATGTACAACTTACCGTTGTCTAGGAGCTCGTAGTGTATATTGTATTCAGGTTCCTTGTCACAATTGGCTCTGCGTTCATAAGCGTAGCCGTATGCGCCACCTGAGTCGAACAGGTTCTTATCGCAGACCTCGGTCATCATTTCCTTGACAGCCTGAGCTGTCGTAGGCCACTCTGGTGTGTCACTCATTTGACACCTCTTTCTGTGCTGCTTTAAGACTGCGTTTCAAGTCAGAAGCTACAATGCGATCAAGTGGACTGATGCGTCTGTTCCATTTTGCGATTGCCTCACCTGGACTGCGATAGATTCTTGTGTAGCAGTCGCAGCCGTGGTGCGCACATGATACAAAGTACTGGACTTTATCGGTATGGAATATCGGTTCTACTGTCTCGATTACAGGCTTGCGGCCGCAGAACGGACATGCTTTCAGTACATAGTGCTTTTCGTTCTTGATTTTTGCTGTCACGATACGCTGATCGTCGTAAGGTGTACAGAACACGCGCTTGTTATTCAGCTTTTGCATCGGATGCCTCCGCTTTCTTAGCCATATCTGCCAGGGCAGCTAACGGGTTGGATGCCGCAGCTGACTTCTTGGCTTTCGCCTCTCGTTTTGCCTGCTTGGCTGCTTCCTTTGCTGCAGCTTCAGCCGCCTTGGCCTCGCGCTCTTCGATCTGTGCCTGTTTCTGCGCCTCTTTGTACGCAGCCTCCTTGTCACCTGCTTTCTCTGCGTAAGCGGCGTACTCTGAGGGCAGCTTGATCTTCTCGATTTTCTGATATCTGTACAGATCTTCCAGTACCTTGGCGTTCTCAGGTGCGAACAAGGCCTCCTCGAACTCAGTCGCTGTAACCTTGTCAAGACCGAACGTCTTGCATGTCACTCTGTCGCCGGAATCGTTGATCTTTACATCAATGATATCTCTGAGCTCTCCGACGATCTTCGGCTGTGCGAGACACTTTGCCGTCGCCTCTGCGAAGAGCCACTTGTGTCCCTGTGAATCAGTCTCAAGATCGCCGAACTGGTCCCATACGAACTTGACCTCGATGCCTCGGCTGTCCGCAAAGCCGTTCAGTGCAGTCTTGATACGAACGAGCTTACCGGCACCATTCTGCAGCGTGCTGTGAGAGAACGACAGCAATGTACCTGCCTTGAACAGCTGCGAATCGCCGCCGCCATACGACTTCTGAGGCCCGCCTGCGGGTGCCCAGCCTTCTGCAGCTTTTTCTTTTTCCTGCAAGACGCCGACGAATACGACAGGCATGTTGTTGGTAAGCGCCACCCAGCTCTCTGTCAGATGCTTCATGATGTGTGCTTTCTCGTAGTAGCCTTTACTGGCTACACCTTCCTTCTCGATCTTGGACACGACATCTGACATGGATGCACCTGAGATGGAGTCCCAGTCGATCAGCAGCGGAGTATCGTAGACCTCGTACTGCTTGAACAGTTTAAGCACAGACTTTGTGAGGTGCTTCTCTGCACCATCCAAGGTCAATCCTCTGATGAGCTTGAAAGGGCCGCCATCCTCTCGCCATTCGGGCTTGTCTGCAAACATGCTGTTGAGCAACGTCGGTGACGCTTTGCCTTCAAGTTCGTACACATATGCAATGCCATCATTCTCGCAGCTGAGATGCGCAAGGAAGAAAGCAAATGGCGACTTGCACGACTTCGGCTTACCTGCAAGCAGATAGAAACCGCCGTACCTGAGCCCAGTGCTGCCGAAAAGATACTGCAGACAGTAATGCTTAAGTGGAATACCATACTGGGCTTCTTTGAATTCTGTGATGGACATACTGACGCCGCCATCTGCCTTGCTAAGTGCATCCAGCAGGTTTCCGAGTCCTTTTTTCATGTATTCTCCTCTCTGTTATTTTCTATTGTACGTTGCAACTGTCGACTGACCTTTGCCAAATTAAAGTCAGCGACATAAATACGTACATACCCATCATTAAGTTTCAACGTATAAAATTTACCACGCCCTTGTGCTGGCTGCCAATAACCACAGTGCATCTCCGGTTCAGCGTCGAAAAATGTCACCAACCCATCAATATCGACTGCTAACCAAGTCGCCCACGTCGGGCATATGTCCAGCTCGAAAAACGCCAAGAGCTCATCGTTGCTGTACATTATCAAATCTTTGAGTGTTTTCATGTTTTGCACAAACCTTTCGTGCCTGGCCCTGATAGCAGACGAACATCAGTGACTGCGGCTATGAAAGCTTCAGGTATACTGGACTGAAGAGCACTGCGAATATGTGAACCTTTGGTTTCTACAGACACATCCTTACCCAGCCACTCAGCAATGATATACCCCAAGTCTCTCTCGAGTATCTCTGCTGCCAATCTATGTTCGACTGTCAGTTCCAAATAATAGCTATCGTTGTCGTAGGTGTCCTCTGTACGGCACTCGAAAGAAACTACATACTTAGAGTCTTTCATGAGGACATGGATGTTTCTGCACTTACCAAGAAACATTTCATTGCCTGTAGAAGGCCTATTGACTTTCGCTTTTGTCCAGTCATTGACAGTAATTTTGATATTAATGCCGTTTATCTTGACAGGTTGCAATGTATGGCTCGGTGAGTTACATGTCCATTCATCCGCACAAGTAAATATAATAGGTTCGCCGGAAAAATAACAGACTGTTCCATCCCTATCTACAGCGACCCACTCTGCCCAGTCAGGGCACTGATCGAGCTTAAAGAAATCAAGGAGCTTCTTGTTATCGAACCTAACCAAATCTTCTGCAGTCATTCCAGGTCCTCCTCAAACAAAGATACAACTGGTTGCATATACTTGAGCACCTGCTGTGTTACATACGTTTCTGATAGCCGGTAATCAAGAGATTTCCAGACAACAATACCATGCAGGATTTGCCACAGCAAACGCTTGATATCTGGTGAGGCGCAATAGGCCACCTGTACATTCTGCACAGAGAGCTCTTTCATGTTCACTGCATGTGCGTATACATCTTGCGTATGTTCATGGTCATTTATCATTGTCATAAGCAATGCTTCAGCTTCAGTCGACAGTGATGACGGAATACCGATGGACACTGGCTGCTGCCAGGATTTAAGTACAGCTTCAGCAACATAAGGTCTCAAGCTGTCTGCATCTCTGGTTCTAAGCAACTGGACCAGCCACTCCAGTTTCAGAGATTCAAGATAACCGCACGCATACAGCAACCAGTAAACGAAACTGCGTACATCTGAATGATGCGACAGCTCATCGACCAAATCACCGCTAATCTGAGTCCCATATTTTGTAACAAATTCTTTTGTAGTCATTTTCACTCCTCCCGTACAAGCTTGACTTTGCATCCATATTTCTTCTCGATATCCGACATGGTGACCTCGAGCACCTTCTTTGGCCGCTCGATAAGGCTATTCCACCAGTCGGTGGCATCGAAAAGCGAATAACCGGTACCTATCCGAATACAATATGATTTATCATCTGTACACGTATACCCATGCCCACTGAGACTAGGTGGACGCATATAAAAATAGGCAGTCCCATCCTCATCCACAGCTGCATACTGAGCCCAGTCAGGGCACTCTTTAAGGTCAAAGACCTTCTCAGTCAGTATGTAGCGTGTCACTGTTACTTCTCTCGTTTCAAGTTCTGTTACTTCTCTCGTTTCAAGTTCTGTCACTTGCACTTTCATGCTCCTTTCTTTAAACAAGTTCCTCTTCCTTGATGCCTGATATCTCCTCGAATACCTTGGCATCGAAGTTGGGCAGCGCTTTCAGTCTCTTAAGCTGTTCGGGCCAATCTGGGAGTCGCTTTGCCTTCTCGAAGGACTTCCTGAAGGCTTCCTTGTAGTCGTATTGTTTTTGGTACCCTCCTGTTGTAACGTACTCGGGATGCCACCTCTTTTCTTCAGCTGTCATACATCTGGCCGATACCCATTCTGTCGTATCGAAGATGCAGAAACCTGGGACTAAAATATCAAATGGACTGATTCCGACAACAGGCTTGTTAAACATATGTACAGTGGCATCTGCTGTATTGAAGCAGCCGATATTAAACGACCCTTTGTTCCAGTTACCGACATTATAGTAGCCCGTATTGTGGTTTCCTACATTTCGGCATCCTATGTTATTGTTTCCGGAATTCCTATGACCGTAATTATAGAGGCCACAGTTATTATTGCCTATATTGCCTGTGCCTACATTCCCTAAGCCAGCGTTACAATTGCCTGAATTGTACTTACCTGCGTTGTTATTACCTGTATTCCAGTTACCGGAATTTGAGTTTCCACTGTTGTAATTTCCAGAGTTACCCAATCCTTGATTACCGATGCCGATATTATTGCATAGACAGCATACGTTATCCCAGGACAACTCCTTTACAATGTGGATTCTGGATGCACATAACTTGGTGTCTTCAGTATTTCTCTGGATATCGCCCCAAACCAGAATCTCACAAATTCGAGTTTTTGCCCGGTTTGGCTCATAATAACTGAAGCAGTCAACCAGCCTTTCACAAGCATGGAAGCCTGCCTCGCACAGTTTCAAGACAGCATTATGCCTGTAGGTCTTGCCGACTTCATATTGGAAGCCTTTGCAAGTCAGGTCACTGTTAAAGGCTTTAGGCCTTGATTGCGTTCTTCTTCAGTACTCTTTCTGTTTTCATTTCATTTGTCCTTAACTCTACATGCCAAAATGCACTGAGCCCTTGTTTTGGTACATGATGCGCATGGCATTGCAGATGTTTTACATTTTCTTGGATTTACGCGCATCTCTGCCAGCTTTCTGTTGTGGTCTTTCATAGCTTGCGTTGCGCTGAAATCTGACATATATGCTCCAGCTGTGTCCTCGCTTACTGTACACTTGAAGACACAACCGGCGATCTCTTCGGCTGCTGCATTATACTTGCGAAAAGAGACGCCAAACTGCTTACCCAGCAGATACTCAAGCATGTTACAACTTAGAGACACCTTGAATATTAGTCCAGCAGGTTCGCCAAGAAGACACATCAAATGCACTATCAATCTGCGCTTTCCTTTAGCTGCTACATCTTGTTCTATACCTAAGCAATTCATTACAGCGGGTGTCCTGTTGCCATCCCAATAGAAGGGTGCGATACCCTCGTGGATGTAGTGCATGTTTGCTGCTGCTCTGCACATACAGGACACTATATGTCGCTGTGTTACACGCACGCCGTTCAGACCCTTGAAACACTGCCACAACGCCCATCTCTGCGGTTCTGTAGCTTTCGGCAGCACAACCTCGGCTGCACAAGAAAAAAGTTCTGCGAGACGTTGATCCCGCAGAACTTCATTTTCGAACTGCTTTGATATTGGTGCTGTGGCTTTGAGAAGCTTAATTAGCTTCCCGTAGCCTATTGGTTTCATGTTATGTCCTGCCTAACATCACAGTCAAGACCGGTGATAAAAGCGTACACTGCGTCCTCTGCCGTATCCATGTCACATGTTGACCATCCGCACTCATAGCAGGTGCACCTGACGTTACCGTATTCACCAGCTGCGTCTCTTTCCGGTCCAAGGTCGACCAACTTGACACTGTCGACAGAGCCGCAATGAGGACACATAAGGGCCGACACGTCTACTTCCACATTAACTGTCTGCATGGCTGAGCCCCATATTTTGCAAGCTTGTAACTTCTTCCTTGAGTTGCGGCAGCACGCTCTCGACCTGCTGCAGAAGCTCCAATGCTGATGTCGCATCTTCGTGCAGTGTATCGAGGTGCGCCTCGGCATCAGGAACATTATCCGCAAGGTAACAGTCGCCAAAGGACTTCAGCATCGGAGACAGCTTGTTATCTTTGACAATCCCTCTGCATGCTGTCATCAGCTTCTGCAGCTGCTTCTTGGCTTCCATGAATTCAGGAGCTTCGGATTCGAAGTTGACCGCTGTCTCGATCTTGGCCGGACTGGAAACATCAAGTTCGGCTGGACCATGCTTCAGCATGGACAATGCAGACTTGAGCGCCTCTTTCGCCTGCTCTTTGGCGACACTGTTGTTCCAGTCGGTGATAGACTGGACAAAGTACTGAATGAGGTTCTGTCTTGTATCAGGATCATTTACTGCGGCAACCTGGCGGATGCAGTCCCAGCCAGCTCCGTACATACCAAGGATGTACGCGTCTCTGATGCTGAGATTGTCGCCGACTGCTCTGTACTGATAAAGGTACGGCAGCGAAATGTTGGCTGCGGCTGCGATCTTATTAGCGACGCCTTCGCCGTACTTGGAAGCCTTGAGGCACTTGCTGATCATGAAACCGAAGTGCCAGCGCTTGGCTGCAATGGCACCGGCATTGGTGATTGCTGCCATCTTGAAGTCATTGTCGGCCTGTTCAAGCTCTTTACTGACTTCGGCGGCATAAGTCTCGATCTGTTCGACTGTCTTGAACACAGTCTCGACCTGCGTGTCTGGGTCGTACTCGAAACCGTCAAACACACCACGCATTTCCTGTACTACACGCTCGTCCGTGAGCTCACCGTACTTAGGCAGTTCCAGTGTGGATCTCTTGAGTTCGTTGTTGCGTCCGATTTTGATTAAGTTAGACATTGTTTTCCTTTCTTTGCAGTCTGGGTCTGAGAAGCATCAATATGTGCGAATTTGGCGACAGCCAGGGCATCGAATCGTGTTGAAACTTCTCATCATCAGCGCTGCCTTCTTCGTTAAAATATCTGTTGGCAAGTATGCCTATTGCGCCTGATCTTGAGACGCCTGCATCGCAATGCACTATCAGTGAGCTGCATGTGTCAGGGATGCTCTTTATGAAGGATGCAGTCTTGTCTGCCATGTCTGTCATGAACTTACGGACATTGCGTCCGTTTGTACTTTCTGCTTCAACGCAAGTCGGCACCGACTTGCTCCACAGACGCTTCGAGCTTGACCAGCCCTGATTTCATCAAGTTGATTGCGGCATTGAGGTCGCGGTCGATGACCGCTCCACAGTTGTCGCATCTGTATGTACGTTCACTTAAATCAAGGTCGCCCTTCATGTGCCCGCAGTTGCTGCAGGTCTTGGAAGACGGGAAGTAGCGATTCACCTTGATCAGGTACTGGACTTTGTAAGAGAGCTGCCAGTGAATGGCGCCCATGAGGGAGCTGTTGTAGGCACGACGCACGTTCCGTGCGGGGGCCTTGTCCTTCAGCTCTTTTATATCCAGATCCTCAATAACCGCTGTGCCGTGGCTCTTGGCAATGGCGGTCGTGAATTTATGTACTGCATCCTTTCGGATGTTGTTGATCTTATTCTGTGTACGCTGCTTCTTGATAAGAAGCTTGACGTGGTTTCT